CGTATGTCTTCCATTTTTGTACGATCAAATCCACCTTTTGTAATCCAAGGATGACCATCTACTTTAATAGTTAAGATAGTTTGAAATTTTTCTGTGTTTTGTGCACTATATTCCATAGGTTCTTTTGAAGACGCTACTGTAACTCCAGGAATTGAACGGATATCAGAAAATATTTCTTTTTGAGGGCGTTTTTTAATGTTAGTTATAATCATACCAACCATTTTAAATTTGTCTTGGTATTCCTCGTTTAGTCGCTTATTAAGCTCCTCTTTAACTAAAGTACGTAAATGGTTCAGTTTCATACTATTATAAATATTGTACTATCTAATAAGGGTAACACTTCCTTTAATTAATGTTTCTTTATCTGTATTTTTGTCTCCATATACTATAATCCAGGTATATGTTCCATCTTGACATGCTGTATTGTTATATGTTCCATCCCAAGCAGCTACACTGTCATAACTTTTAAATACTAATTCTCCCCAACGATTATATATTGTTAAATAAAAATCAGCAGGATCAAAACCTGAGGTAAATACAGGTTGCCAAACATGGTTATATTCATTTCCATCTGGGGTAAATGTGTTCGGAATATAGATTAGTTCTTCAGGGCATCTTTGAATAGTTGTTGCAAACGATACAGGGTAAGATACACATCCGTTTTCATATGCTACAGCTGAAAATGTAAATGTTCCAAAACTGTTCCATGTAATAGGTAATGTTGGGTTTGCAATGCTATCTTGATTTAAAATCCATACTACGCTACCTCCACCTAAAGAAGTTGCATTGTAAATTCTTCCTATACTGTCTCCTTCACACAATTCTATAAATTCAGATGTTAAATTTCCTAAATCGTTTTGGATTTGTGAAATAGAAGGTCTAGGATAAACGGTTATTGAGCGAGTAGTATCAAAAGTACAATTTGATTGTATATAAGTGTATGTTATTGTATTATTACCTGCAATAGAAGGGGAAGGACAAAATAAATTTCCACTTACACCATTGCCTGTAAATGTTCCTCCAATAGGACTTCCAGTTAATGTTACACAATTAGCATAGTCACATAATGGAGCAATCGAATCTATCGTGGGTAAAACATTTAAAACATGAACGTCAACCGCTTGTGGTAAACTTGTACAACCGTTTTGATCTATCGCTACTACATTAACAGCTCCTGGTATAAATCCTGAGGGTAATGTTGACCAATCTACTGAAATATTGTTAGTTCCTTGTCCTAAAATAATAGATCCTACACTTGACCAATTGTAAGAATACCCTGCACCTAAACTAGGTACTGAATAGGTTTCATTAGAAGATAAATAACATATTGTATCTAGTGAGGTAATACTTCCTACTACTACCATTGGTGGGTTTGTTAATGTAATAGTATTTGAAGCAGGACAACCATTTGCATCTGTTACTGTAACGTTATAAGTACCTGCGCATAAATTAATTGCTGTTTGGGTTGTTTGCCCATCTCCCCATAAATAAGTGTATGGAGCAATACCATCAATTGGGTTTACTGTTGCAGTTCCATCACAATATCCAAAACAAACTGGATTGTTTGCTGACATTAAAGGTAATTGTAAAACAGGAGGATCAATTAAAGTAGTATTTGCAGTTACAGTACAGTTATTTGCATCTGTAATTGTTACTGTATAATTTCCTGCACATAAATTATTAATTGTTTGAGTATTTTGCAAAGTAACCCAAACATAATTAAATGGAGCCGTTCCATTTGTAGGGTTTACTGTAATAGATCCGTTACAATCTCCATTACATAGTGGATTTGTTATTACAAAATTTGGTTGATTTAAAACAGGAGGACCTGGTTGTACAAATACTGTATCAGGACCTAATCCTACTCCAGCATTACAAGTTGACCAACCTGCATTACAAGGCCCATATTCTAAATGACATGTATAATAAGCACCTTGAACTGGAGGGGTTACTGTAATTTGGTTTACGTTTTGAGCAATTGGAACAGGATTACCTACTTGATACCAAACTAAAGTTGGTAAAACAGGAGCACCTGATGGCGTCCATCGTCTTGCATCATTTACTGCAGTCCAAACTGATGAATTTCTACCAGGTACTGTTACTGCTTGTGTTCCTGCAGCATTGTGGATACCATGTACTGATGTTCCTCCAGCCCATTGTGGGCAACTTGGTTTATTTGCAATATATGTTTCAATATTGTTAGATGATTCATACAATACAATATGAAATGTACCTTGTAAATTTGTACATGAATACATTGGAACACCAATCCAACTTACTGTTAATTTTCTACATGGTGCTGTACCTGATGTTTGGTAACGGATTTGTCCTCCTATTCCAGGGTGCCAATCTTGCCAAGGCCCCATAACACAATTTTTTGGGACTGCAGCATTTGCTGTTGGGATTGCTAAAGAAGCAAATGTTACAGGTTGTACTCCAGCACCAAAAGATATCCAACCATTGCTACCTATTCTAAATTGTGTATACGTTTGTCCATAAAAACAAAAGGTAAACCCAATATTAAATGTGTTTGATTGCACATCGTCTCCTAATGCAACTAATGTACCCACATTGGTTTGTGCTACATATGGTATTTGAGAAACAGTGTAATTTGTTGTTTGATTAGGGTTACTGCCCTGACCACATTGACTTAAATCCGCGGTTAAAGTTGTTGAGTTTGTCCCACAAGGTAAATACTGGTCTGGTCCTAGAAATGGACAATATTGACTATAAACAAAGCTAGTTAATAGTACAAATAAAAGTGTTTTAAGTGTTTTCATAGCCTTAATATATTAAAAGAAAGTAAAAGCCCCAAATTTCTTTGGAGCTTACTCGATAAATTATTAACCTAATATTAGTAGTTCAAGATACAGTAGTCAGGTTGAACAGTTACTTGGATATTTACTGGTGTTCCATCATCATCCCAGTTATAATCTCCAAAGTTAACTTCAGTAATAACAGCTCCTTTAACAATCCATTCAGAAACAATATCACCTACAGGACCTAAAACGTTGAAGGTAATATCTTTCTTATAGAAATCTGAGTAACCATCACGTCCTGTTACTGATTCATGTCCTAAACGCACCCATTCCATTACTGCTTGAGCACCAGAAGGAGTAATTGATTCATACATTGTAAACTGAATGGTATTCCATTTTGTTTTTCCTTTCACATAACGTTGAACGTTGATATGGTTAAGGGCAACTGCAGTTTGAGTTAATGAAACAGCTCCTACTCCTTTTACTAGATATGATGGAACACCATCCATATAAAGGATAAAACGGTTTGTTTGTTTTGGTTCAAACGCTGTATAAAATATTTCGTTTGGATTTAAAATTGCCATTTGTTTTCTATTTTAATTTTATTATAAATATCTAAATTTTAAATTTTTACCCTGGAAATTCGGCTCCTGTTGGTAACAAGATGAAATCCAAAGAAATAAATTCAGCTGTGCGTGTTGGTTGGATATAAATTTGTCCTACTAATTGGTTTTGGTCAATTACTGCTGGTCCATTATTTGAATCATCCATTACTACTTTGTAAGCGTATAATCCTTGTTTTTGTTGGATAGCTTCTAAGTATGGATTAACTCTTGATACAAATGAAGTTCTAGTTTGAATTGTGTTTTGTTCAAATACAACAGTATCAGCAATTTGACGAATATATGATTTTAATTCAATCATCAAACGACGTACATTTACACGATCAAGAGCAGATTGAGATTTTTGTAATGTTTTTTGTCCATATACTACAACACCTTGTTTAGGTAGTGTTGCGATTGGATTAACATTATTTGCATATAAAGCATCTCTATTTGCTTGAGTTAATTTTAATTCAGCTTGTAATACTGTACTTAAACCACCACGATTAATACCTGCTGGTGCAAACCAAGGAGCAGATACTTTATCGTTAAATGCATATACACCTGGTACTACAGTTGAAGCTGGTACCCAAACATGTTTTCCTGTAGCTGGGTCAATAATACGAACCCAAGGCCAATATGAAGCAGCATATGATGTGTCTCTAGTTTGAGCTTGTGTTATAGTTGAATTAACATTACTTCCATATGATGATAAATCTACCACATACATGTTATCACCTCTTGCAATTGTATTAGTGATAATATTAGTAATTTGGCCTGTATGTCCAGCAACATCATTTATTAATCCTGGGGTAAACAATAAATTAAATTGGTATGCTTCAGGATTACCAAGTAACGCAATCATATTATTATAACTAGCTCCTACTAATCCTTGAGTGTTTGTACTAATTGCATTATATAAATTAATTTGATTAGCTGGAGTTCCTGTAGCTCCTGTAAATGAACCACCTGCTGAGCCACTACCATTTACTGGGATAGAAGCAGTGTATGCTGAAATTGCAACTCCGTTTGCATCAAAATAATTTGGAGTTAATAGATCAACAGATTTTATGCGAACAAATTTTGAATTATTTGGATAGCTTCCAGAAACTTCCATTTGGTTAGTTGTGGAATTATATTGAAGTTTTTGATCACCAATTACTTGAGCAATAAAACGAGATGAATTAGGATCTAATGTTAAGTTATTCCATGCTTCTAATATTACTTTATTAGGAGTTGTATCATTACCACGTCTAACTAATACATTAAATGTACCTGATCCAGTGTTTGAATTGGTAATTTCCCAACGAATATTTTCAGCTGAACCAGAATTTAAAGCTCCATTGTTTCCTAACGTGTTAGAACCCGAATTATTATTAATGGCTCCTTCAGAAATTGTTTCAAGAACAAAAGATGCTGATGTAGTGTTTAAATAAGAGGAAACTGTAGTACTTTGTGCAGAAGTCCAGTTACCGGATTCTGTAACAACACGAGCTACTAATAATGAAGTACCACCATAATTAAAATAATTGTAAGCGGCAATTGAGGTTAAATATGAATATGAATTACCACCACTAATAAAAGAATCTCCAAATAACATTTGAAAATCTGAATAAGATGTTATTAATGTTGGTTTTTCTACAGGACCTTTAACTGTTGGTCCTATAATAGCAGCACCTGCTTGAACTGGTTGTCCAGTTAAAAAGGTATTATCTAGTTCGCTAATTGCTACTCCAGGAGAAGTTGTAAAATTTGCCATTTTATCTTTTTATTATAAATATCAATTTTTCTTCTAAAATATATTACTAAGCAGGGAAGGTTGCACCTGTAGGTAATATATTAAAGTCTAGTATAATAAATTCAGCAGTTCTAGTAGGTTGTAAATAAATTTGACCTATTAACTGGTTTTGATCTACTACTGAAGGTGGGTTATTTGATTCATCCATTACTACTCTAAATGCGGTTAAACCTTGTTGTTGTTGAATAGAAGCTAAATATGGATTAACAGCTGCTACAAAATTATTTCTAGTAACAGCATCATTTTGTTCAAATACAAATGTATCACCTATTTGAGAAATATAGTTTTTAAGTTCAATTAATAAACGTCTTACATTTACACGATCTAAAGCACTTTTTTTCTTTTGTAATGTTTTTTGCCCAAATACTGTTATTCCTGATCCAGGAAATGTAGCAATTGGGTTAACATTACTTTGGTAAAGTAAATCTCTATTTCCTTGGGTTAATACTCTTTCGGTTTGAGTAACTGTTGTCATAAGACCTCTATTAATACCAGCAGGAGCAAACCAAGGATAAGCTACATTATCGTTAAATGCGTATACGCTTGGCATCATAGTTGAGGCTGGTATCCAAACTTGTTGTCCTGAATTGGGGTCAATTGTTTTAAGCCAAGGCCAATAAGTTGCTGCATAAGAAGTATCAAAGGCACTTGCTGCAGTATTTACAGGAATTAAATTTGAATTATATCCTACAACATCTACTATTGCCATAGCATCTCCTCTATTTTGAACCATTGTAATTAATTGTTGAACAACGGGGAAATGGTAAGCTGAATTTCCTATTAATCCCGGGGCTGTTATAAAATTATAATTGTAGGCATCTTGATTTGCTAGTAAAGCAATAGATTCAACATATGATGCTGAGGTTAAACCTTGAATGTTAGTTGCTGAGATATTTTCATAATATGCTCCTGCAACACCTGTAGGAATGTTTCTTCCTTTACCATCTCCAAATGATCCACTATTAGCAATAGGTAAAGAACCAGTAAATTGGTTTTTAGGAATACCATTATTGTCAAAGTAATTAGGAGTAGTTTGATTTACTTGTTTAACTCTAACATATGCTGATTGATTTGGATAACTTCCTGAAAGTTGAACATAGTATTCACCTGTTGATGGGTCATTTGTAACTACTTCAACTTGATTACCTATTATTTTTTCAATGTAATTATTAGCAAATGGATCTAAAGATACAGGGCCCCAAGTTTCTAATATTGATGGAAAATTTGCAGTATCATTTCCTTGTCTAATTAATAAAGTAAACGTACCTGAGTTAACATCGGGGGATACTATCTGCCATCTAAAATTATTTGCAGAGCCACTTAATAAAGTTCCATTAGATCCTGTAGGACCTGTAGTATTCATTATTTCTCCTTCAGAAATAGTTTCTAAAACAAATACATTTGTATTATAAGGAGTACCAGCAGCATGTGAAGATGCAGAAATAAATGATGATGTTGCGGGAGTCCAATCAGTTATTGTACTACCACTTACAACACGAGTAACTAATAGTGATGTTCCTCCACTATTAAAATAATTAAAAGCTGAAATAGATGTAAGGTATGTATAAGTTTGACTTCC